GGAGCAACTCTTGTGGGGTCCATGTACACCTCGTAAGGTGAACTGTAACCGAGTGCTCTACCCATGGCGAACGGTGACGCATTGATAGTGACTTTGTAATTAATAGAGCAACGCATATAACCAAAATTGGCTAATTTGGCTGCTACTGAATTATTCGCTAAGTAATTGTCAATACTTAGTGAAGTGATAGCACCTGTGACGGTGGTAATTGACGACGAGTGAATTATAACTGGTCGTGCTAAAAAATTTTCAATTGAATGAGTGTGTTTCTCCGGTTCACAGATCGGAATTCCCATTGATTCATTGGCAATTCCAATTTTGGAATAACTAGCCATGGAGTCATGGAATTTGACAGTTTCTTGGATATCATACTCACTTGCTTGATAAGGGTTGGAATTTGTTGTTTCTACGGCCGAAACGGTGTTGTTTTCACTTTGGGGCATGGTTGGGTTTACAGTTGTGTTTGTAGCGAATGTGGTATTTCCATCAGTTAATCTCATTCATAATTAACGGTGTAGTGATTTATTGCATTTGTTTTTGTAGAGATCATCATGCAATGTACATACTCTTCATACTTAGTGATTGGATAGATGAAAGATCTTAATCACACGATCTAACAACATCATTCACTAAATGAGTTGGGGGGGCCTAGTTTAATAATCGGATTGCACCGATGCTTGTTTATAGTCTAAGCTAGACTTTGCGTTAATTAACAAGACGCACCCGCATTTCCTGTCCATTCACGAACAGTTTTGAGGGCTACTTCAAAGTCAAGCGGTAAGGACCAACCAGAAATGTTCTTGTTTTTTTTATGACAAGCGGTGAGGATCCGAGATCGGAAATCATTAAAGTAATCCTCGCCGTGCAACACAGATTCATATAGTGCTGTCACGACTCGGTTACGATAGTTTTGCGCTCCATCGTGTCCTTTCTTTTGGTAAAATACCATCTCTTCTAGGACCATTTTGTCAAGGGGAGCCGCATGATAATTGCCAAGACGAGTAAAGGCTCGTTTTAAGAATGTAGCTTCTGTAATTGTCACGAAGTTTGTTTCTTCTCTTTTCTCGGCATCAGTGAGGATCATGCCTAGTTCAGCAGCGTGAATGCTGATGTTGTCGGGGGTGTACTTCTCACGCACTTCTTGGCGTACGGATAACAGTAGGTCATCACCATAGGTAACAGCGAACACATTAGTCTGAAACGTTTGCAAGTCGCCAACACTGCACAAATACGCATAGCGCACCACGATCAAATTGACCATAGAGTTCAATTCAGATGTAATAGGACATCCAGAGGGATTTCCACCTTGCCACACATACATTGTATCGTGCCAAATGTGAGCAGAATGAACTAGGGTAGCCCAAAGGCAACGTCGAATTCTTCTCTCTTCAGATGTTTGGCCGGCTTGCTCGTATTTGTCAATCACGTGGTCACCGATCAACATAACCATTTCTCGACGAATGGTCGAATCAAATTTGGAGTA